GGTATGGGCTATGGTCATGGTCATGGTATTGGTGGTGGCGTGGGTGTGGGTTGGGTCATGCACTTTTCTATGCTGTATGGTATGGGTATATAGATAGGGTATACAGGGGTATTGGTTGTAGCTACATTGGTAAGTTTACCCTATCTTTGTAGCTACAAAATATTTATATGGCAAAAAGCAAACCAATTGGAGTTAGATTTGACTTATATAAGTTGGATATGATTCAAAAAGAGCAGAATTTGACATCTGTTCAACAAGTAGTTAATTATTTCTTGGATGGGTACAAAAGCATTTCTGTTTCAGGGACTCTTCTTGAAATTATAAATACAGATGGGGAACCTAATATTTTAGGCAAAAGTAAAGTTAAAAGAGGAGCGCCTTTTAAAAATATGCCCCCTTATCACACAGATGCCCCAAATTTGGAAGAAATAGCTAATTTCTTACCAACACCCCCTGAAAATTTAAAAGGTCTAGATTTGGCTATATGGAAGTCTGAGAATTGGAAATAATTCGTATCTTAGTGGTAAATATTGAAGATATGCCACAAGATTTATTGAAATCAATGAAAAAAAATGCAAGTGATACCGTATCTGTAGGTAACGCTAGATTAAAAGCATACCAAGACAGTTTAAATATTTATAATAAAAGCAATAAATTACAAAAAGATTTAAAAGCAAGATTAACTTTACCTTGGAGTGAATTGAAAAAATATAATAGTCTAGACGATATAGTAAAACGTAATGAGGAACTTAAAAAAAATAAAATAAAACCAATAGGCGAAACATCACCTTATTATGTAAAAGATGATGATGGTAAATACGCATCACACCCAAAACATACAAATCAAACAATACCAGTTTATAAAAAACCTACAAAACCAGAAAATACACCAGAAGTTGTAACAAGTGAGTCAGACCCTAGATTAAAGAAGTATCAAGATAGCTTAACTGCATATAATAAATCCAATGATTTATATAAACAATTACTAAAACAGGGAAAAGAAGGTAATCAAGGAATTAGAGAGCAAGTAAGAGATAAGATGGCTCTTGAAGAAGTCAACTATCGTGGTAATGTAGGTATGCCATTTTCATATGAAGGAATTAAACCAGACTATGTATTAGGTACTAGAACTCCTAAAGAAAATAAAGGATATTTACCACATTATAAAAAACCTGTACAACCAATTAAATATCAAAAATCAGAAGATATTCAATCTACTCCATTGTCTTTAATGAAAAAACCAGAAGTAATTGTTAAAAAACAAAATAATTACGATGAAGGGGAATCTATAATGTTGCGTATGCCAGATAGACTAGGTGGTGGGGGTGGTGCGTTTATAGGTACTAAAAAGAAAGACGGAACTGTAGAATATGTTAAACCTGAAGATTTTAAAAGAATGGGAGTTCCTCCTTATGGTCAAGAATTTATTTTAAACCAATTAGCTAAAAAAGATGAAAAGTAAATTAAAATGATTGATATAGAAAACTACTCAAATTATCCAATTAACGACCAAATACCTAGTAATCAGTCGCTAAAAAATAAAGCCTTAGCCCAAATGAAGGCTAGAACTGATAATTATTTATCTAATCGTCCGTCTTTATCTCAATATATTAAAGATGCAGAGGAAAGGCAAAGAACTAATACTGCTAAACAAGTTGCTTTATTAGAATCGCAAAAACTTTTAAATAAAGCAGCAAGTAGTAAGGTAGCAGCAAATGCTATGAAAAATATAGTAGAACCGGGCTTTGATGTTGCAATGTTAATAGAAGGAGGTGGATTGGCTAAAAATGCAATTAAATCTGGATTAAAATCAATGAGTAAAAAAATAGCAGTAGATGAAGCCGCATCTACTATAACTTCAAAGGGTACTACTAGATATTTTAATAAAGCTAATAAAGAACTTCCATATACTACATCAATGAGAAGTATGGAAGAAGTTAAAAATTATAATCAAGGGCTAAAAAAACAATTTAAAACTGGTTCAACAGAAACACCTTCTGAAGCATTAAAACCATATTTAACTGATGATAAAAAATTAGGTATTAATGATATTGATTGGGAAGAAATATCAAAAATGTATGGCCCGGCGTCTCTTTTAAGAACAAATAAAATAAAAGAAGCAGACAAAGTACTTTTAGATTTTAGAAATAGAATTTCAACTCCAGAAGGGGAAAAAAGAATGAAATCTTTATTAGGTGATAGATATGAAAAGGTAAAAAATAATATAAAAAATTTAGAATTAAAAGAAGACCCATCGGATTATGCATATTATACATCTGGTGTAATGACCGAACCATATATAGGTTTACACCCAGAATTAGATAGAGAAATGATAAAGCCAATTGTTAGACATGAAATAGAGCATGCGGTGCAAAAGGGAGCTACTACCGAAGTTGATGATATATTATCAAATTTAGAATTAAAAAAAACTCCTAATAAAGTAAATTGGGATGAAAGAAAATTAGACAAGCAAATAAATCCACAGAATTTAAAATACAAATTAAAGGATAGACAAGATGCTACAGATTATTTTGATTCTGGTTCTAGCGGTAGAGAAAAAGGTGCATTTCTAGGAGAATTACAACAATATATGGTTGATAAAAAACTTATATCACATCCTTATGCTGTTAATGAAATAACCCCTTCAAAAATAAGAGATGTTTTTATAGACAATATTGGGCAAGATGAATATCCGTTAAGAATATTTAACATAATGAAACCTACTGACAATAATTATAAAATTATAGCAGATGGTTTAAATAAAATGTTAATAGGTGGGGGCGCTGTATTTGGAGCAAATAAATTAAATTCAATGAAAAATAATGAAAAGTAAATTAAAAATGATGAAGCGAGCAGATGGCTCTTATTCTCCACGAGGATTATGGGATAATATTCGTAATGCTAAAGGAAGTGGCAAAAAACCAACTGCCGAAATGTTAAAGCAAGAAAAGAAAATTAAATCAGAAGAAAAGAAATAGTTATGGCTGGAGCTTGGCAACGTAAAGAAGGTAAAAATCCTGAAGGTGGATTAAACGCTAAAGGTCGTGCGTCTTATAATGCAGAAACTGGTGGTAATCTAAAAGCTCCGGTTAAGTCTGGCGTTAATCCTCGTAGAGTTTCTTTTGCAGCTCGTTTTGCTGGTATGCTTGGAGCAATGAAGAAACCAAATGGCGAACCAACAAGGAAAGCCTTAGCATTAAAAGCTTGGGGATTTGGGAGCGTTGAAGCTGCTCGCAAGTTTGCTAATGCACATAAAAAATCTTAGTTTATTTTAATAATGCTAAATCATTTAGCAATCTTATTAGTGGTATTAAAAATCCTTCGGAAGTATTGTTATCCCCTCCTTTCATTTTAAACTCATTGTTTTTATAATATACTCTACATACTTTTTTTAACGATTCGGTTGGTAATAAAATAGCAGCATCAAGCACATCCATTCTGTATATCCAATAGTTAGCCGTAGTGGTAGCCAATCCGCTTGGTTTATTTCTAGATTTATATTCAATATATAAATTACCAGTTTTATGAATAAGCCTATCGCTTTTTACTTCAATAAGCTTACCATTATTAAATAAATTATTAAGCCAATCTTCTGCCTTTTCTCCAAAGTTTAAATCGTGACTAAAACTTGAAGAGTATTTCATTCGTTAATTTTTAACTTCCTTTTGTTGATTTAGAATTTCTTTTCCTTTATCTGATAATGGTCTAGCATATATTCTTAATTTCTTTTGTGTAGTTGGGCATACAAAAGTTAAGCCTGCATCTAAATAAGCTTTGATTACTAATTCTAAAACTCCATCAGCATCTTCGCTTGCGCCAATTACATGAGGTTCGTCATAATCAAATTGCATACAGAAATCACATCCGTCTAGTGGTTGTGCATCTTGCGGAAGGTTTAATTGTTTTTCTTTTTTAGATTTTGCCATTGTTAAAGTTTTTGTGGGTGTTTTCAATATCTTGTAAAAATTCTCTTGCTTTTTCTACTTTTTGCTCAATGCGTAAAATATCATCTTCGTTTCTACTAACGTCAAACATAAGTATTCTTTCTTCCATAGCTATATCATCAAACTTCATGTTTAATTCTAGCTTCATGGCTTCTCTTACAAACTCTGGGCTTTCTTCTGAAATTACATCTAGCTTTTTAAGTAAATAATACTTCTCTTGTTGTATAATATTATCTGGTGTATTTACAAGGCAATAAGCAATGGTAGCTTTGGTTTTACCCGTAAGCCACATATATGACATCATTTGCCAATAGTATAAATTATCAAGTTTATCTGGGATATTACCTAAGAATGTCCATAGGTCATAGCTAGATTTAATATCAATAATTCCATCATCAATAATATCTGGTAGCCCTGTTATGTATTTATTTGAAAATCTTTCCGTATTTTTAACAAAAGGTTTCTTTAAGTACATAGACAATAAATCAATCGATTCTTGCTCTACTTCAATTCCTTTTTTCATTTGCTTTGTTTGAATATCTTTACTCCTATTATACTTATTAGAAATATAAACATCAAGCAAATGTCTTTGTGCGGTCTTAGAAAGTAACCCAGCTTCTTTGTCCGCTTTTGTTACTGGCTCAGTCATTATATATCCTACAGAGCTTGCTCTAATTAGTGTTTCATTCCAATTCATAGTTATAAAGATTTATGTTTAGCGTTATAAGATTCCAATACTTCTGGATTATTTTTAGCCATTAATTCCCAAGCTCTTAACTCATCTCTAGTCTTGCAAGCATTTATAAACTCTATTGTTTTTTCAGCTAAAGATTTTTTAGATTGGGTAGGAATAATTTCATCTGGGATTTCTTGGTAAAATTCATTTAAATCTTTTAATTTAATTACATTTTGCTTGTGATACTCTTCCACAAGTTCTCTTGCATAGTCAAGAGCTTTGGTAGCAGATTCTCCCTCGTTAAGAGCAAATTCAACGCCAATTTTTTCAGAAGAATAATTTCCTAAGTTAAATGTTCTAGTGTAGTTAATGGTTTGTATGTGCATAGTGGTTTATTTTATTCTAGTTACAGTAGTTACAGTGTCAGCAGCTTTTATTTTAAATAGTTTGTTTTTGTGAGCTTCTTTTTTCTTTAAATTAGAAACCATTACCATTACTGAAGTATATGGGTTGTCTAACCTAAGATGCTCTCCTAAAGTCAAATCGGCTACCTTACTGGAAACCGAATCGGGGGAAATGTTTCTTGCCATGTTATTTGTTTTGGCACAAAATTAATTTAATTAATTTAATATAAAAAATTTAATTTAATTTATTATATTTGTATTTCATACGCATAGAAGGTTTAACAAGTAATCCCCCTTCCGTTTCTACGGTGAGGGGCTTTTTTATGTTATAACATTTGTCAAGTTATAACTTTACTTATTTGCGTAGTACTACTACTAACATTTAACATATTTTGTTACAAATACCTATAAATCAGTAGCATATTTGCCCTAATTCCATTACAACATTTTACATATTGTACCTAAAACATTGTACAATGTTCACGAATACGTGAAAGTTTGCTTTTTGTGAACAATGAGTAGTATTACTACCAATTTATGTAACTTAATCACACTTTTTAGTACGAATAAATGTTCCCAATTTGGTTACAAAAGTTCGCTAATAGTAAACTTTATCAATCATAAAAGTTACCCAATAAGGCAACTTTGAGCCGTAAATGACCAATAATCGGCTCATGTTTGAGCGATAAAAAACCCCATGTCATTCTAAAACATGGGGCTGAAACTACAAACTATGATAACCACCGTAAAAATATAAATTATTTTTCAATAAATTTCTTTTTTACCAAGTTTAGCTTTGCCCTATATTCTAGAATTAAGCCCTTTAGCTCATCTTTTGTAGGTTTTACTGTTTGCCTAGCTGTTTCTCTTAAATAATCAACTACAGCATTATTTTCTTCGTGTAATTTGTATTCAAACTCTTCTATATTACCAGTTTTAAAGTAATTACATTCCATACATTGTGGTCTGCAATTTTGTTCTAACCATCTAGTGCTTAAATTTGACCTACCCATAAAATGACCGCATTGTATTTCTGCAATAGTGTGTTTTTTACCACAAGTATAACATTCAACAATACCTGTTTTATCTGCATATCTATTTCTAATGTACTGGCTAAATACATGGTCAAGGTCTTGGACAAGATTTTGAAAACTTTCTGTATCATCTTCAAATTCTTCTAATCTTTTTTGCGTAGAGTGTACGGTGGCGCATTGTTTACACATCTTTTTTGAAAACCAATAATCAATATTGCCACAATTAACACAACGCTTTTTCTTTGTTATTATTGTACTGTTATATGCCATGTATTCTAAATTTTAAATGTATATTATCTTCATCCATCATGCTATTACAAACATCTATAGCCATTTTATAGTAAATCTCTTTTGGTATATTATTCTTTTTAGCCATTTCTTCAACTTTGCAAATATCTGGTCTATTATCATAAACGCTACACATATTATTTATAAGCATTTTACAAGCTCCGTCTTCATCAACATCAAATGGAAACTCATCATATGTGAGAAATTTTTTTATTAATCCAACTCTTTTACAACAACATCCACAATTAGTGCAGGGGAACATTTTTTTATTTTATTTCTTTCTTGATTTTTAATTACTGTTTTATCTAATTTTTCTTGACCTTTTTTACTAGTGTATAACATTTGTATATCAAAGTAAAAATCTTTTTTATCATCTTTCGTTAAATCAGGATGATTTCTTATCCTGTGCATTATTTCATCTTCTGTTATCCATCTTTCCATTATTTTATTTTTTTTGTTTATTTTTAATCCATCCATTTCCCGTGTTTTCTTAAATGCCAAAATCTATGCTTTATTACTTCAATAATAATACCCATTAAAGTATTAGCTTCATAAGTTCCTTCATTAATTATTAATTTCATAAGTTATTTGTTTTAGTTAGGCAAAGCTAATTAATTAAATTAAATAAATAAAAAATATTTTTCAAAAAATAAATTTTGTAATTAAAAATAAAGTTCATTACTTTGCTACTCAATCAAATTATTTATGAAAAACTCAAATGTAAAAGACGAGATTCTTCTCTATCTTGAACAAGAAGAACGACCGCTAGCTTGGCTTTCAAGAAAAACAGAAATCCCATACCCTACGCTTTATTCAATTTTTATTCAGAGGATAATGAATCTGTCTGATACAAATTTAGCAAAGATAAATAGAGCAATGGACACTGATTTTATTAATGATTAATTTAAGAAAATGGCTAAGAGATTTACTGATACTGAAAAGTGGAAAAAACCTTTTATAAGGGGCTTACAAGGGGCTTATAAGCTCCTTTGGCTATATATTTGTGATGATTGTGACCATGCAGGGGTATGGCAAGTTGATATTGATGTAGCGCAGATAAGAATAGGAGAAAAAATTGATTTAAAAGAGGCTATTAAAAGTTTTGATGAAAAGATTATAATTTTTGATAAGGGGAATAAATGGTTTATACCTTCTTTTATTGAATTTCAATACCCTTCTGGTTTAAATCCAGACAATAGAGCGCATAATAGTATAATCATATTGCTTGAAAAAAATAATTTGCTAGATAAACAAAATAAGCCCCTTACAAGGCCCTTACAAGGGCGTAAGGATATGGATATGGTTAAGGATATGGATATGGATATGGTTAAAGGGACAAAAAAAATTAAAATTTCATTTATTGGGGAAGAAATTATACAATATTGGGATTTATGGAAAGATTACAAAAGCAAACAATTTAAATTTAATTATAAAACAGTTCAAAGCGAGCAAGCTGCATTTGATGATTTAGTTAGGCTGTCTGAAAAAAATTGTGAAAATGCTATTGAAATTATAAAACAATCTATGGCAAATGGGTGGAAAGGGCTATTTGAGCTTAAAATAAGCCAAAATAAGCCACTTTCTCGAAGAATTGATAATAAGTATCAAAACGAATTAGAAACCGCTAGAAACGCCTTTAAACCAATTTCTGAATAATGATAACAATTTTTAAAAACATTTTTTCTAAGGAACCAAATTACATTTCTGTTGAAGCCGCGTTAAAAAGAATACAAGAAGGTAAAAGTAAATCAACTGTATCTGAAATCAGAGGAACAATTGATAAAGAAAAAGCAAATAAGATTAAACTTAACCTTCCTTCGGTTTGTTTTAGTGGTAAATTTGGTCCCGATAGAACGGATGCTCAGTTAATTACGCATAGTGGTTACATAGTTTTGGATTTTGACAATGTATTTGAGCTTAGGGATAAGCAAAATGAGATTATATCAAATCAATTTGTTTATGCTTGCTGGATTAGCCCTTCTGGTAACGGATTAAAAGCTTTGGTAAAAGTAGCAAATGGGGTAAAACATAGAGAACATTTTCAAGCATTACAAGAAGTGTTTCCAGAGATTGACCGAAGCGGAATTAACCAAAGTAGAGTTTGTTATGAAAGCTATGACCCTGAAATTTACATAAATGACAAGGCTGAGGTTTTTAAGAAGATTAAAAAAACTGAAAAGGTTGTTATTTATGAGAAAAACGATGATGACCAAAAGATATTTAAGAATGTTTTGACTTGGTTATCTAATAAAAATGAGGCTTTTGTTACAGGAGAAAGGAATAATTTTATATTTAAATTAGCTTCAGCTTGTTGTCGTTTTGGTATTAATGAAACCGCAGCAAATTCTATGATTCATATGGAGTTTATAACCAATTCGGAGTTCACAAAAAGCGAAGCAGATAGAGCAATACGCTCGGCATACAAGGCTAATTCAAAAAACTTTGGAAGTGCATCATTTGATAAAGAAATATTAGTTGATAAAGTTTCTAGAAAGGAAATTGAAGTTGAAAAAGCCGTATTTGATGAAGGGTTAAAGTTAAAAGATGTTATTTATGGTATTGATGTAAAAGAGCAAGCTTTGAGAATTTATGATGAAGGCTATGCAAAAGTAGATGGAATTGGCGTACCCGATTTAGATGATAAATTTAAACCAAAGAGAGGGGAGATTACAGTTCTTACTGGTATTGGTAACTATGGTAAATCTTCGTTTAAAAAGTGGTATCAAGCAATGCGTATAATGTTGTACGGAGAAAAGTTTGCTACATTTTCACCAGAAGATAATCCACCTGAAGAATACTACCATGACTTTGTAGAGATTATTTTAGGATGTGATTGTAGTCCTGCAAATCCACATAGACCATCTAAGCAAGTTTATGAATATGTTTACGATTTAGTGTGCAAGCATATATTTTATGTTTATCCTAAAGATGTATCGCCTACTCCACAATATGTGATGGAAGTGTTTTTAGAATTAATTGTAAAAGAGAATGTAGATGGCGTAGATATTGACCCATTCAATCAGTTAACAAATGAATATCAAAAGTTTTCAAGGAGTGATAAATATCTTGAGTGGGTATTGTCTGTATTCTCAAGATTTGCACAGATAAATAATATTTTCTTTTGGATAATTGCTCACCCTGTTAAAATGATTAAAGCTTCTGATGGTAACTATCCATGTCCAGATGTGTTTGATTTGACTGATGGCGCAATGTGGAACAATAAGTTAGATAATATTCTTGTATATCATAGACCTTTTGCACAAACAGACCCTAGCAATCCGTCTTGTGAATTTCATAGTAAAAAGATTAGAAGACAAAAGATTGTTGGTAAAAAAGGGTTTATTTTATTTCAAATGTATTTTCAAACAAGAAGATTTTTATTTAATGGATTAGATTCTTTGCAGAAAATAATTAATGATAAGAATATAGTTTTAAGACCTGATGCGTCAGTTCAAAAAACATTTGATAATTGGGTGCCTTACAAAGATGATAATGGAACAGAAATTAATTTTTAATAATAAAACAAAACACAATGATTAGAATTTCAGTAATCGGCAGATTAGGACAAGATGCAACAGTAAACAATGTAAATGAAAAAACAGTAATTAATTTTTCAATGGCTTACAGCGAAAAGTTTAAAAACCAACAAGGACAAGAGGTAGATAAAACAACTTGGGTTTCTTGCGCTTACTGGACTGACAAAACCAACGTAGCCAACTATCTTAAAAAAGGTACTTTGATTTACATGGAAGGGAAGCCAGAGGCAAAAACATATTTGAATGATAAGACCAAAGAAACAGTGGCTCAACTCCATGCTAGGGTTACAAGCTTGCAATTATTATCTAGCAAATTAGATGAAAACCAAATTTAATGTATATTCACGAATTAAATAACCCAATAGATGTTGAAACACCACTTGGATACGGGAAAGCAATCGCATGGCTCGACTACGGAAGCGACACAAACACTGTTTGGAAAGTCATACTATACCACAACGGCATGGTGCGGAACTTTTACGATGACGACATACTTGTTTACCCCAATAAAATGGACGGCGGGGAATTAGATAAAAATTATTTTAAAAACAAACAATAATGGCAAAACTTACAAATTCATCCAAGGTTACATTTGGAACAAAAAAATCAGGAAGAGCAAAAAAATCTTATAACAAACATTCACCCCGTCCAAAACAATATAGAGGGCAGGGCAGATAAAATAAATATATGAATAATAAAGCCGCAAAAAAACTAAGAAGATTAGCAATTGCTATTGCCGCAGCTAATGGTAAAATTGAAGACTCTGAAAGAATCTACAAGAATTTAAAAACAGTGCATAAAGAAAATAAAAAAAGCCCCTAATGAAAGGGGCTAATTTACTAAGCATTTGCTGCTGTAAGAACTTGGTTAACTGTAGAAGTTACAATTAATTGTACACTTCTTTGGTTTAAACCAGTTGGAGGAAGAGTAATTACAGAGTTAGCAGTAGCTCCATTAACAGGGTTTGCGCCTGTGTAAGGAACAACTACAATACCTTGAGATGGGATAGCGCATACTACACCACCCGATGTTGCTGTTGCGTATTGGTTTCTTTGTAAAACCGTTACTGCGAAAATGTTTGCCATTTTGTTTTTGTTTTAATTGTTATATAATATATAATTGGCTTAGCAAATATAATAAATTTTGCCAAGTTTATAAAATGTTTAACTTTGAATTAAATTAATTAAATTATGAAATTGAAAGCTCCAAGTAATAGAGTAATCATTAAAGTTGACCTAGAAAGTAAGAATAGCCATACGTTTAAAGATGGTACAAAAATTAAACTAGAAAGAGTATATGATAATTTTAATATGCGTTATGTTAAACCTGTTAATGCTGAGGTTGTTGATGCTAAAGATATACCTACGGGAGCTGAAATTCTTATCCATCATAATGCTACTCATGATACTTATAAGATTTTTAATTATCAAAGACCTACTACTGAAGCTTCTTCAGATATTCAATATTTCTCAATACCAATCGAAGAATGTTTTATGTGGAGAGAAGGGAAAGGTTCCATATGGAACGCTTTAAATAATTTTGTTACAGCTCTAAGAATATTCAAACCATATAAAGGTATGCTTGAGGGTATTGAACCAGAAGTAATGAATAATAAACTATACATAACTAGCGGTGAGTTGAAGGGTAAAGCAGTTAATACCGTAATTTCAAGTGATTATGAAATTATATATCAAAATGAAGATGGAACAGAAGGAAGAATTATTAGATTAAGATATTTTCCAGATGGTAATGATAGAAATGAGATTACAGCTATAAATGATAATTTGACAGAATTAGTTGAAAATGGCGATTTATGGGTAGGGTATAGCAAATCAGATGCAAAACAATTAAAAGAAGTAGAATGTCTGTAGAATTAGATAAAATAAAGGATTTAGAGAAACAAGTTGCTTATTTGCAAGGTAAAAACGCCTATTATGAGCAAGATGGTATTGGTAAGCTATATCATGCCTTGAATAGAAAGGCTAATGAGATGGCTGAGTTATTGAATAAAACTAGTCTTACAGCTATTGATATTGATGACCCTAAGATTAAGACTTTTGAAAGATTACAGAAAATATGGGCAGATGCTGGTACAATTTCGGCTTCAATTAAAACATTGGAAGTATTAGCCGGAATAAATCAAGAAGTAACTGACAAAAAAGAGGTCGTTCAAGTTAATAAAAAACCATTTTCACCAGAGAATATGGCTGATGCCGTTGGTGAATTAGCTGGCAAAAGAATATAATTATGAAATGTATTAATTGTAAAATAGATAAAGATTCTTCTGAATTTTATTATAGAAATGATTCAGGCAAATATAGGGCTTCATGTAAGGTTTGTGAAAAAAACAGAGTAAATAAATATAGATTAGAAAAAATAGATATAATTAAGGAAAAGAAAAAAGAATATTGGAATAAAAATAAAAAAAAATTAAATGAAATTAATAAAGTAAAATCAGCTAATTATAGGCAAAATAATATTGAAAAAGTCAGAGAATCAGCTAAAAAATGGGCTAAAGAAAATAGACACAAACAGAGAGAATATACTAATTATAGGTATAAAAATGACGTTAAATACAATTTAAATATAAAGTTAAGACGAAGGTTATTTATGTCATTAAAAAGGGCAAAAGCAAGTAAAAAGAATTATACTATTAAATTATTGGGGTGCGATTTATTATTTTTTAAATCATATATAGAAAGTAAATTTACTGATAATATGAGTTGGGAGAATATATTAAATGGCAAAATTCATATAGACCATGTTATCCCATGTTCATCTTTTAATTTAGAAAAAAAAGAAGAACAAGAAAAGTGTTTTAATTATTCAAATTTACAGCCTTTATGGGCTTTGGATAATCTTATAAAAAGTAATAAAACATTATGTATAGAAAAATAGATGGAGGTTCAGAAATTGATATTCAATGGGTTAAGTGTCAATTACCACCAGAAGGATATGTATATAATATTCTTACTAAAAAAATTGAGTTCAGAGGTATTTATAAAATATCAGACAAAAAAGAAGAGCAATATTGGAAAAGGATTCCTATGCCAAGCTGGTACAAAGATGTTACGAAAGCTTGGGATGATTATGATAAAAAAAAGAAAGATGATGATTCTGAATTTTATGATGAACAATTAGAAAATTATAAAAAACAAGAATGGGACAGAAGGCTTAATGGATTTTGGTATTATAATAATGGCATTCCAACATATTTAACCGGAATGCATTATTTGTATTTACAATTTTGGTCAATTGATATTGGTTATCCAAAGTTTAGGATACCAGATTTAGAGAAGTTCTATTTTATGGAATATTGTATTCAAGACCCGTTATGTATGGGTATGCTTGAGGTAACTAAAAGAAGGTTTGGTAAGTCATTTGTGGCTGGTTTATTTGTAACCGAATACACTACAAGGACAAAGATGACAAACGGCGGTATTCAGTCTAAAACAGGCTCTGATGCTAAAAAATTCTTTGCCAAGACAGTGGTTAATCCATTTAGACGATTACCTAAGTTTTTTAGACCAGAATATGATATGTCTTTGGGGGTAAATCCAAAGTCTGAGATGAGATTCCAAAAGACAAACGTAAGAGGTAAGAAGGCAGAGGATAATGTAGATAAAGACGAATTAGGTTCAGTTATTGACCATCAATCAGCAGATACTGTTGCCTATGATGGACAAAAGCTCCATAGATATGTAGCAGACGAGTGCGGTAAAACCACAGAGGTTAATGTGTATGACAGACACGAGGTTGTGCGTTATTGTTTGCTAGATGATGAAGGACAAATTATTGGTAAAGCATTATATACCACTACAGTAGAGAAACTTACAACTGAAAAGGATGGCGTTCAAGATGCCTTTAAATTATTATGGGAAGAAAGTAATCAAGAAAAACGACAAGATAATGGAACTACTTCTAGCGGTCTTTATCGATTCTTCATGTCTGCAAAGCGTACAAGAAATTTTGAC